TTAAAGACTGCCCGTGCTTTGATGTGTGGAGCTGGCTGGATAGCGAAGAAGTCGTGAATGTTGAGCATTTATTTAAATAAATCTCCCCTACCCCCTCTTTACAAAAGAAGGGAACGGTAAAACGGAGAACACAATGAAAAAATTAAGCAATAACGCCAAAATTAGCCGTGCAATCAATAAAGGTCGCACGGTTGCCCAATGGTTTTACTTACGCTGGAGTTACTAATGGCACTCAAAGAATTGATTACTAACAACGATGGTCGTCTTTCCACCACCGCCTTTATCCAATTTTTTGGGGCTTTATTGATGGCTGGCATTTTGGTTTATGCTGTGTGGTTAGACCGTGCCTATGTAGGCGAACTCTTTACCACCTTCGCCCTATTTTGCGGTGGTGGCGTGGCGACCAAAGGTTTCGCTAATGCGTTAAATAATCGGGGGCGTGAAGAATGATTTTTTATCTGATTTTAGGCTTTGTTGTAGTGGGTCTGATAGGAGCAATGCTGACCACCTATAAAATCCGCAAAGCTCATCAAGAAATAGACCGATTGTTTAAGCAAAACGAGCAACTGCAACAGGAAAAAGCAGTAGCGCAAACCCAAGTCAAACATTTTGAAGTGAGAAAGAAAAATGAAGAAAACACTCGTGGCTCTCGCCGTGATGACGTCATTAACCGCCTGCAACAACAAGGCGATCTCCGTGATTAACCCGAGCTGTTCAGGCTTTGGTGTAATTAAGGCAAGCCGTCAAGACACCACCGAAACGCTCCGTCAAATTGCGGTGCATAACGCGACCTATCGGGAAATCTGCAAGGAGACGAACAATGACCATTAACGTGGAATTTTGGCACTTGGTGGGGTTGTTGCTTTCATTCTTAGGTTGCTGTTTTGGCTTTGCCAAGATTTTAGTATCACAGTTTCAAAACTCACTGTCGGAGCGCCACCAAAACCAGCTCAAAGTAAACGACAAAGTGGAAGAATTGGAAAAGCAATTCAACCAAATGCAATCCTCCCTACCGCTTGTGTATGTATTACGTGATGACTACATTCGCGGGCAAACGGTGCTAGAAGCCAAAATGGACGCATTACATAAAACCCTTAGTGATTTATACAAAATGGAGAGTGCAAAATGATGGAAAAAGCCCGTCGCGAAGGTATGCGTTGGCAGTTGCTCAACGTATTACATAAAGCAATGCCTTACACCACCAGCGAGCAATTTTTACTTGATGTGATGCGTGGCATTTACCCAAATGTCACGCCGCACGAAATCCGCCAGCAGTTGGAATACCTTTCCGACCGCAAACTGGTGGAACTGACCAAACAACCGCACGGCGTATGGTTTGCCGATATTAACCGCTTGGGCGTGGATATTGTGGAATACACCATCGACTGCCAAGCAGGGATTGCCCGCCCTGAAAAGTATTGGGCATAGGGGGAAATCATGGCACCCCGTTCAAGTATCGAAAAACTGCCCGAAGATGTTCGCCGCTGGCTGGAACGCGCCTTAACTGAGAACGGTTTTTCGGGTTATGTGGAATTGGAAACGCTATTGCGTGAGAAAGGTTATTCCATCAGTAAATCGGCGATTCATCGCTATGGGCAGAAGATTGAACGCCGTTTTAAGGCAATCAAGGACAGTACTGAAGCGGCTCGCATTATTGCCGAAGGCGCGGAAGATAAGGAAGACAAACGTAGTGAAGCCTTGATGGGGATGTTGCAGTCGTCTTTGTTTGATGCGTTGGTCGATATTGAAGAAGCCAAAGATGATGAGATGACCCCGATGGAGAAATTCCAAGCCCTAAGTTTTGCAGGCAAAAATGTGGCATCACTCATTCAAGCAAGCACCAAGCTCAAAGTCTATCAAGCTGATGTGAAACGGCGTGCGGAACTTGCCGCTGAAGAAACGGAAAAAATCGTAATTCAGGCTGGCTTGTCGGCAGAAACCGCAGACAAAATCAAACAGCAAATTTTAGGTATTGCATAGTGAAAGATCTCATTCCTTTTGACCCAAACGAGCTACTGTTGGGCTACCAAAAGCGTTGGATAGCCGATAAATCCCAGCTCAAAATCGCTGAAAAATCTCGCCGAACCGGTTTGACGTGGGCAGAAGCCGCTGATGATGCCTTGATTGCCAGCCTTGCCAAGAAAGATGGTGGTTCTGATGTGTTCTACATTGGCTCTAACAAAGAGATGGCACGTGAATTTATTGACGCGGTGGCAATGTGGGCAAGGGCATTTAACTATGCTGCTGGCGAAATTCAAGAAGAAGTATTGCAAGATGAAGACAAGGACATTCTGACCTATGTGATCTATTTTGCATCAGGCTTCAAAGTAAAAGCCCTTTCTAGCAACCCGAAAAACTTACGTGGTATGCAAGGCGTGGTGGTGATTGATGAAGCAGCCTTCCACGAATACCTTGCGGAAGTATTAAAAGCCGCTCTTGCTCTCACAATGTGGGGTGCAAAAGTGCGGTTGATTTCTACCCACAACGGTGCGGACAACCTTTTCAATGAGCTAATTTTAGATAGTCGGGCAGGTAGAAAACGCTACTCAGTGCATACGATTACCCTTGATGATGCCTGTGCTGAAGGGTTATACCAACGTATTTGCCAAGTCAGCAAGCAAGAATGGACAGCCGAAAAAGAAGCAGAATGGAAAGAAAACCTACTCAATGACACGGCAACCAAAGAAGATGCGGAAGAAGAATACTATTGCGTGCCGAAAAACGGCACAGGCTTATGGCTCTCACGTGCGTTGATTGAACGCCAAATGAGCGAAAACACGCCTGTAATCCGAATGACGGCAAAAGATGGCTTTAGCCTTGTGCCTGAACCGACACGCTATCAGGAAATGCAGGATTGGTGTGAAACCACGCTTGCCCCGATTTTGCAAACCTTAGATGAAACGCAATTACATTTTTTAGGCGAAGACTTTGCCCGTAGTGGCGATATGACGTCCTTTGTGGTGTTAGCACAACAGCAAAACTTAACCAAAAGCGTTCGATTGATTGTGGAGCTGGGCAATATGCCTTACAAGCAACAAGAACAAATTGTGCTGTTTATTTTCAAGCATTTGCCACGCTTCGCCGGTGCTGCTTTTGATGCGCGTGGGAATGGGGGCTATTTAGCTGAAGCTGCTCGTGATGCCTTCGGCTCATTGGTGGATTGCGTGCAGTTATCGGAAAAATGGTATCGCGAACACACCGCCCCATTTAAAGCCGCACTCGAAGATGGTGAACTCGACAGCATTCCCAAAGATGCCGATATTCTTGCCGATTTGCGTTCGTTCCAAGTGGTGAAAGGCGTGCCACGCATTCCCGATAAACGAACCAAAAGTGCAGACGGCAAAAACAAACGCCACGGCGACACCGCAATTTCTTTATTGCTTGCTCATTATGCTAGCCGTCAGTTGGTGCAGTTGCCGGTTAAAGCCCACAGTCGCAAACCAAGAGCCAGCCGAAAAT